CTATGGGCGATATGGGCTTGGTGTGGAATTTAATAAATAACGTGGCTTTGATGCAAATTTCTAACTTAATAAGAGATTTGTTAGCAGATTAAAAAAAATTAATAACTTTGTTATATGAGTAAGATTGAAAACAAAAGCTACAATGATATGATTTTGGATATAGAGCCAGAATCAAGAACAGTAAAAGCGTGTTGGTCAAGAATTGGAAACGTTGATTTGGATAACGATATTATCGTTGCTGAAGCGTTTACCAAGACTATCAAAGAACGTGGACCAAAAGGCAAAAATATGATTTGGTCTTTAGTAGACCACAAAGCAGATATGGCACACACTTTGGGTAAGCCTAAAGAGTTATACATAGAAGGCGATATGCTTGTTGCGGTTACTGACTTAATAGAAACTGAATGTGGCGAAGATGCAATCAAGTTATATGAAGCTGGTTTAATCAATCAACACTCAATCGGTTTTAGTACGTTAAAGTCGGATGTAAACCAAAAGACTGGTGTGCGTACAATCACGGAGTTAAAACTATATGAAGGTTCAGCGGTTCTTTGGGGTGCTAATCCAGAAACACCAACATTGGGTTTCAAGGGTGAGTTCAAAGAAACTAAAGAAAACTTATCAATAAGATTAGAAAACTTAATTAAGGCATTTAGAGGTGGTACATTTACAGATGACACCTTTGCTTTAATGGAGATTCAAATAAAACAAATACAAGCCGAGTTATTGGCTTTGGAAATTACTGAAACAATCACTCAACCCGCAGAAGCAGTTGAGCCGACACCAGTGGTAGAAGAAAAAAATAACGAGGAAGTATTAAAGGCAATTAAGCAATTTAACAATCTATTTAAAAAGTAAAAATGGAAAATTTAATCAACGAAATGGCTGAGAACCTTAAAGGTTTTCAAGCTAATGCAGAAGCTCAAATTAAAGAAGTGTCTGCACAAGTAACTGTTGTAAAAGACGAGTTACAAAAACAAATTGACGGACAATTAGCTGCACAAAAGAAAGCTGCTAAGAAAGAAGTAAAGCACATTGATGAGGTTATCTTAGAAAAATTAGATGGCAACTTTGATGCAATGGAAAAGTCTTTAAAGAACAATGGTAAGTATCGTTTAGATTTATCTGACGTTAAGACTATGACTTTAAGTGGTAACTTAACTGGTGATGCACAAGCATCTTATGCTCCAAATCCAGCTATCCAACCTGCTCAAAGCATCAACTTCCGTGATTTAATCCCAACAGTAAGAAGCGAAAGCGGATTGTATGTTTACTATCGTGAGAACGCTGGTTTGACTAACAACATTGCTGCTCAAACTGAAGGTGCTGACAAAGGTGAGAACAACTACTCTTTGACTGAAGTTAAAGTTGTAAACGACTACTTAGCTGGTTTCTCAACTTTCTCTAAGCAAATGTTAAAGTCTTTACCATTTATGACACAGACTTTACCAAGAATGTTACAAAGAGATTTCTTCAAGGCTGAAAACGCTGCGTTCTTCTCAACTGTATCTGGTGCTGCAACTGGTTCAACTACAACTGCTGAAACTAACGATTTATTACAATTGATTGATTACATCGGTAACCAAAAGACTGCAAACTTCGTTCCTTCTTATGCTTTAGTATCTCAAACGCAAATGGGTCGCTTATTGAAAGCAACTGTTGCTGCTGGTTACTATGCTGGTAATGGTAGTGTTATCGTTTCTCCTAATGGCGGAATCACAATCTGGGGTGTACCTGTTGTATCTGCTTCTTGGGTAACAGATGACAAAGTATTAATCTTTGACAATAGCTACTTAGAAAGAGTTGAAGTTGAAGGTTTAGCAATTGAATTCTCTTATGAGAATGGCGAAAACTTCCAAAAGAACTTGGTAACTGCTCGTATTGAGTGTTACGAAGACATCAACTTAATGTTGACTACATCTGCTATCTATGCAGATATGGGTAACGTATAGTTCTAAAGGTTTAGTAAATAATGACCCCTACCAATTCGGTGGGGGTTTTTTATTGGAATAAATTAAGTAATTTTGTAAAAAAAAGGGTATGTTTTATAATAATTATATTAATGACTTTAGTGCCGTTCCTATCGCACCAATAGTTGAGCCAGTTACTTTAGCAGAAGCAAAATTATATTGCCGTGTTACTACAACCGCTGAAGATACTTTAATTACGTTAATGATTACACAAGCAAGAGAGGCTATTGAAGTGGCAACAGGATTGAGTTTAATACCAAAAGACATAACTACTTATTTTAACAATGTTAGTGGTAATTTTGAGATTCCTTTTGGACCAATTGACATTGATACGTTTGAGTTGTTTGATATGGAACAAGACGGATTAGAGGTTACAACTCCTAACTTACAATTGATAGGAAATGAGTTCCCTAAATTAGTTTCACCAAGATATGCCAACTTAAAGGCTACTTATGAGGCTGGTTATACAACTATCCCTAAAGACCTTAAGTTAGCCATATTAGACCAAATCTCTTATGACTATGAAAATAGAGGCTTGGATGGTGATTCTGGTATTTGTGAGAAATCTTGGAAAGCCTGTCAAAGATGGACAAGAATAAGCCCAATATTATAATATGAAGTTAGGAAAAGCGAAAGCAAATTACGTTGATGCCAACACGATGACTCGTGAGGTTAAAATCTATGCTGCCACAAGAACAAGTGATGGTCAAGGTGGATACACAACCACATTTGCCCTACAAAGCACAGTTTGGGGCGATTTAAGACCAGATAATCAAGTTCGTGAGGTAGGAGAGGCAGAATTGCAATTTGACCAAAGAAATAGGCTTTATATTCGTTATGGAGCTACTATAACAGATTCGGATGAAGTAGAGGTTGAAGGCGATAGATTTACAATACATTCCATTAAGAACGTAGAGAACCAAAATAGGTTCTTGGAGTTAATAATTTACAAGTAATGGCATTTAGCGTTAACTTAAATGGACTAAAAGACATTCAAGATGCTTTAAAGAACATTGATGGGAAATTAAAGCAAGATGTTGGGGATGAGATTAACGCTTCGGCTATAAAGATATTAACCGATGCCAAAAGACTTGCACCTGTCAATTTCGGTCAACTAAGGAATCAAATAGCATTAGTACAAGAAAGCCAATTAACATTTGGGGTTGAATCAAAGGCATCTTATTCGCCGTATGTAGAATTTGGTACTGGTCCACAAGTAAATGTTCCAGCTGACTTTACATCTTATGCTGCACAATTTAAAGGTCAAAAAGGCGGTAAGTTTAAGGACTTTGTTGATGCTTTGACTTTATGGGTTAAGCGAAAAGGCATTGGGGATGGCAAAAATGACAGAGGATTAGCTTATGTTATTGCAAGGAGTATATTACAAAAAGGAATGCGACCTCAACCTTTTTTAATACCTTCGTATGAAACGGAAAAGCCAAAATTAATACAAAGACTAAAAAAATTGTTAGATGTTAAATCCTAATATAGAAATAAAGAAATGGTTTTATACTAACTTGACAAGTGCGAGTGGATTGGTTGTTTACGATGGTTTTGCGCCAGAAGGAGCAGGGGATGAGTATATTGTAATGACAGGTAGGACATCAAGCCAAGACCAAGGCAAAGCTGGATACACAAATAGTATTAGCATCACAGTTGATATTATTACAAAAAATGCTAACTTTGGTTATAAACGTGCTGAAGCTATAAGCGACTTAGTCTTGACTGCAATTAATTCGGACACCAATATAACATTGGCAAACGGATTTACGGCATCAAGTTTAAGTGTTGAAAGTGTAAGAAACTTAGACGGCTTAAATCCTTTAGATAACGTTTTTAGAGTATTGATAACTTATAACATAATAATAACTCAAATTTAAAATTAAATAAAATGGCAGAAACAAAAGTAAGCGGTAGAGATTATATCCTCTTAGCTGACATAAACAATGATGGTACATTCAAGCCTGTTGCTTGTTTGACTACAAACTCTTTAACATCAACTAATGACACAATAGATGCAACATCTAAGTGTGGCAACGAGTACACTCCAGCACCTTCTTTTTCTCAATCTTTTGAGTGTGAAGGTTTTGCAATTGATGAAACAGGTACACCATCTAAAGATAGCTACCAACAATTATATACTGCACACGCTGCTAAGACTTTATTCGCAATTAAGATGGGTAAAGCAAGTCCAGCTGCAGGTGATATCACTTATGGTGGTGCTGGTTCTTTAGTCTTTATTAGCGATTTCGGTGTAACTGCAGATGATAAAGATGATGTTAAATTTACTGCAACTTTCGTAGTAAGTGTTCCTCCTATTGCACAAACTGAAACTGTATAATAAATAAAAAACTATGTACGAATTAAAGACTGACAACAACACAATCCACCTAAAGTGGGGAACTTGGGCTATGAAAAGGTTTTGCGAATTAGAGAATAAAAATCTAATGCAGCTAATTGAGGTTTTATCTGGAGGGGTTTATGACTTAGATACAATCGTTCATATCGTACAAGCCGCAGCAGAAAGTGGATGCAAGAGCCTTAAAAAACCTATTGACTTTGATGAATTTGAGGTGTGCGAATGGATTGACCAAGTTGGTGGGTTATCGGCAAAAGATGGACAATTGGTTGAGTTTATGAAATATATGCAAGACTCAATGACTCCAGATTTAAAGCCAGAAAAGGAAACGGACGAAAAAAAAAATTAGGGTTTTATAGTTGGGACTCAATAATTATTCTCGCTATTGAAGTTGGCTTAACGATTAACGAGTTTTGGCAATTGACGTGGCGAGAATTTTTATTATATAAAACGGCTTATCAAAACAAAGAGGTAAGGGAATGGGAAAGGACAAGGATGGTGGCTTATTTGATTTATAAAGTAAATACAAGTGAGAAAAGTCCAAAGAGCTTAAAATCGTTTTTTCCTTTGCCAAGTGATGAAGTTGAAGATGATAAGCCTAAACTGACACAAGAACAATTGGCAAGGACATTAAAGTTGTATGGAGTAAAATAATAAAATGGCACAAGAAACGTTAAAAATTACGATAACCGCAGACAATCAACAAGCGGTACAGAATATTCAACAAACAGTTACCGCAACAAATCAATTAGGTAATGCGTTTAAAACGTTGCCAAGTACAAGCAATTCAGCTACTTATGCTTTATCAAACTTATCAAGAGTTGCACAAGATGCTCCTTATGGATTTATTGGTATTGCAAATAACTTAAATCCTTTATTAGAATCATTTCAAAAATTAAGTAAAGAGGCTGGAGGTTCTGGTGCTGCTTTGAAAGCAATGGCAGGTGGTTTAATGGGTCCAGCAGGTATTGGGTTAGCTTTGGGTGCAGTTTCATCAATTATAGTTGCATTTGGTCCTAAAATAGCTGATTTCATAAGTGGAACAACTGAAGCATCTAAAGCTGAAAATAAGTTTGCTCAAAGTTTAAGAGATGCAAGAGCCGAAGCAAGTGAAACAGGCATAAGATTACAAGCATATTTATCTATAAGTGAAAATGCAAATGTTAGTGAGCAAAAAAGAGCAGAGGCATTTAAAGCGGTTGTAACTGAATTAAGCAAGGTAAATAAAGCATACGCATCAACAATTACAACTGTTGACCAAGCAAGAGTAGCAGTTGATTTATATACTCAATCTTTAGTAAATCAAGCAATTACTACAAGATACATTGATGAAATTGCTAATAAAACAATTGCTTTAGCTGAAGCAAATAAAAGAATAATACAAACAGGAAGGGAATATTATGCAACTTTAGAGTCAACTAAATTAGCTATTAATGGTTATGCAGACGCATCTGTTTATCAAGCAAGTGCAATTGCTAAAGCAAAGGATGCTAACATAGAGGCAAGAAATGAAGCATTGGCATTAAGAAGTGGAATTATAGGTTTAAGAACTTCAGTAAATGATTTATATGTTGCTGCTACTAAAGACCCTTTTTTCACATTTACTAAAGGCGCAAATGAGACAACAAAAGCAACTGATAAGGCAACAAAAAGTATTGAGAAATTAGGTAAACAAGCAAGGGTTTTAAAGGTTAGTACAACTCAAATTATACAAACCGAAAATGAAATAAAAACACCTGCAACACCAAGTAAGCTAAGTAAGGATTTACCAATGTTTGCTCAACAATATAATGCTGAACAAATATTTAAAAATGAAGCGGCATTAAAAGCATACAATACTCAATTACAATTAGCAAACGGAATTACTGATACAATTACACCAGCATTTGAAGCAATGTTTCAAGCTATGGCAAATGGTGAAAATATAGGAAAAGCATTAGAGGAATCATTTAAACAAATTATTGCTCAATTGACTGCAATGATTATTAAGGCTTTAATATTTAAAGCTGTGATGACTGCATTGGGATTGCCAACTGTGGGTGGAGGTGGAGGTTTAACAAGTTTGGCAAGTGATTTTGGCTCTACTCAAAATGGAGGTCAATTTGTATTACGAGGACAAGATTTATTATTGGCTACAAATAGAGCGCAAAAGGCATCTAATCTTAAAGGACAAAACATTAGTTTAGCATAATGGCATACGGATTAAGATATACAATAACACAAGAATTAAGAGATGGAACATCATTAATAGTTAAGATATATGAAAAAAGCTATGTTGGTGCAACTGTTACTCCATATATAGGAACAAATGTTTCTTTAGTACCAAATGCTACAAATGAAGACCCAATTGCTTCTATAATATCTTCGCAGTTAAATGTGTCTTTTATTATATCAGATCAAGATGATTACGATAATTTCCCTGACTTATTAAACTTTGATGAAACAAAATATTACGTTGAATTAGTTATTGATAATGTAATCAAATGGAGGGGTTTTTTACTTAACGATTATATACAAGTTCCATTTACAACAGGTAACCAAGAGGTAAGTATGGCTTGTATTGATGGACTTTCATTTTTAAGATACATATATTATGATAGTGATGTGAATGTAAATTCATTAATTAAATTAATTGACATCATAGGTACTTGCTTAAATGCATTGCCATTTGAAGATATGATATTTATTTATGCTTGTTGTTCTTACTATGCAGATGGAATGTTTGATAGAGGCGATGCTGGTGGGGATGAACCATTTAGTCAAACCTATCAATACAAAAGGGATTTTTATCAATTAGATTATTATACAATTTTAGAGAATATAATTAAGACTTTTGGTTGTAGATTATTCCAAGCAAATGGCAATTGGTATATTTTGCCAATGAATCAACAAGCTGATACAATATATTATACAAGATATGTTGTTGAAGATGCGCCAAGTGTAAGTGGTAATGGTACATTAACAAATACAATAAACATTCAACCTTATCAAGATGGTAATGTTCATTTTGTAAATAATAGTCAAACGAAAATAGTTAGAAAAGGTTACCCAACTATTCAATCAACTTTGCCGTATGAATATGCTAATAATTATATATATAACGGAAC